TGGTACTGCGGGGCATACTTAGCCTCGGCAGCATACTTCTCAGGAGCTAACGCAAGCTGAGTTTTGAGAGTTTCTGCAGTCTCCTGTGCGTAGTTCCGTTCTGCTGGTGCGTTAACTCCTCCCATATTTTTTATTGGCAACCTTATAGATCGGCATAGAGCCTTTCTTGTAGGTGGTTAGTTTACCGTTTCGATGACCGATGGCCGGAAGAATTGCTGATTCAGGCCTGTCGTGAAAGAACTTAGCCGCCACCGCCATCGCGAATAGTGCGCAATCGGCAGCGAACTGGTGCCAGTACCAATGGTCGCCATTGGAATCGGACTTCTGCCAGGTCCACTCCTTAGGCTCCGGCCCCATCTGCCTCCAGCCTACCAGCACAGCGACAACGTGCCCGTCCTGCGTAGCCACCTTGAGCGTGCCCTGCTCGGCATGGAACATCACATAGTCCTCCACAGCCTCACGGGTCCAGCCCGTGAAGGAATCCGGGAGCTTGTGCAGCAGGTAATCTGTTATGATGGGGATCAAGCGAAAATCTCTTGTAGTATTACTTGAGAGGTGGCGCGTGTAGAAAGAAGCGAAGCCGGAGGTGTTGCAGTTGAATCAGCAGGTGTTCTATTTAGAAAAAATCCAGTAGTAGCTGTTGATGATATAAGAATGGCTCCGTAGATTTTTAGTTTGTATGTAATAACACCAACAGATCCCGGTGAATCAAGAAATTGGATACAATCACCGGCTTGAAATGTGCCATCTATAAAATTTAATGCTTTTATTCCAAAAATACGATTACCTGGGCTTAAAGGAACAGCTAACTCTACGTCAGGTCCAGCACCAATAGCTCTTGTAAGAATGAAACAAGCCTTAATGTTAGATGAAATTGAATATGAAATATTAAACGATACGAGCACCTTTGAATTTGCTGCCCGTGTTGTTATGGCTGTCGTAAGATCGCTTATTGTTACTGCGTCTGCTCTTACGATTTTTACTTCAATTCCAGTTGCTGGAGCACTAAGCACTGTATTGATAGCCACATTGGGGCCGCTTAACTCTCCTGAGGAAAGCAGAAGGCCTGATCCGACAGTTAGTTCTGCTACATTAGTGCCGCCGCCTGCTCGTCCTAGCAAACGATTGTCGTTTGAAACATTCTGTATCTTTGCGTATGTAACAGCATCGTCTTTAATCACCATTGTGGTTGCATTGAACGTAAAGTCTGCTGAGGCGTCCAACGCTACCGGGCTGTTGCTGGCTCCAGATCCATTGCCGACAATTGTGGCGTTTGCTTGAGCCACTAAAGATGCGAGCGGAACCGATCCATTAGTGATTGATACAGACCCGCCATCTACCGTGCCGGTGACGTCGACACTGGGCGTGCCTAGCAGGTTGAGCGTGGACGCATCCAGCGTGGTGGAGGCTGAGACAGTGGTGCCTGGGGTGACTGTTACAAAGAGTGGCATAGGTTAGACGTCGGTTTTGCCGTAGAGTCGGAAAGGGATTGCGATGGATTTGACGCTGTAGATGTTTAGCGCACCGGTGGTAGTGGTAACCACAGGCTGCATGGTAATGGAGTGGCGACGCAGGCGAGCCTTCTGCGTGAACGATTGTACAAGCCCCGCTTGGAATCCGGCAGTGTTACATCGAATACCCGGCAATGTAGAGTAATCCTCGCGATATGGGTCGAGGAAGTTGTTCCCGGAGTTGTTTGTGACGTAGGTTCCGCTGCCATAGATGTAGTAGGCCGTGCGGCTCTTAGTCTCGTTAGTGGCAACCGGGTAGGACTCATTCACGCCGTCAAAGTTGGCCGTGATGGAATAAGTCGGATTCCATGAGGCAAACTCAAACTGCAGGCCCGTCCACTGCTTGTGATCTACGCCATTATCTGTTGCGTTGCCTTGAGAATAAGGGTTTTTGTCACCGCTATGGCCCCGGAAGTAAACCGAGGTAGCAATCTGTTGGATCGTGCCTACACGATTGCGGTCCTGCAGAGCTTGGAAGTCAAAGTTGTGGATGAACCCGCTGTTGTCAGCCCAGCAGAGCGTGTCTGTGCCAGCGACCACCAGACGAGTGTAATACCGTGGAACAAGCAGCGAGCCTTCCCAATACCCTTCCCACGCTTGGTTGAGGAAGTTGTAGACCAAGGTGCGTTGGTTTGTCCCGTCGCCACCTTCCACCGGCACGCTCAGGATGTACCGGTTGTTGAAATAGGCCCCACATGACTTTTCCCAGTTTACTTGGTCGATCTCTTCGATGACATCCTGAATCGGATCCGACAGCGGTAGCACTACCGATTGGCTGATGCCAAACTCGGTCTGCTTCATTGAGATCACACCGCGCTGACTCAGGAATAAGATGTCTGACCCAGTGGACGCAATAGATGCCTGGCTGACGCATCCAAACTCCCGAGTGACCTCGGTGAGCCTTGTGGTCGACAGGTCGCCGTAGAGGTTCTCTACAGCAAGAATGCTGCGTTCCTTGAAGATGATCAACGTGGTCGTATTGAACGGGTACAGGGCCACCACAGCGTCATTGGCACCGGTGTTGAGCTTGAACTCATTCAGGATCGGGCTGTAGTGCAACGGGTCCAGCACGTCGGACACTGCCAGGTAGTCGGGACCGTATAGCAGCAGCAGACGGTTTTGAAAATAAAGCCCCTCACGGCCAGCCGGCACGTTTGCACCGGAGGCAGATGACTTCTTGATTGAACCGACAATGAAGTCCGAAGTTATTTCGGTGAGAGTCGATGGTTTTGATGCTGTCACAACCGCTGACGTAGCGGTATGGCCAGGGTTGGTAATGGTGACCAATGTCACCTTGCCATCAGTAATGGTAGCCGTTGCGGTTGCGCCGGTTACTCCAGCTATTGCCAAGGTTGGTGCGGTCACGTAGCCAGCGCCCTGATTCACGATGGTCAAGGCGGTTACACCTGAGCCAGCAGGAGGGGCAACTGTTACCGTTGGAGGCGTAGTGTACCCTGATCCAGGTGTTGTCACGGTAAACCCGGTGACTTTACCGCCAGAGACGGTTGCTGTAGCCACAGCACCGCTTCCACCGCCGCCTGAAAATGAAACACCTGGAGCAGTGGCGTAACCAGCACCACCGATTCCCAGAGTGATTGAAGTAACCGCTCCGCTTGCAACAACTGCTGTCCCAGTGGCAGTAACTGCGCCGGTGGTTGCGGTTATGTTAGCGACTGCTGCCGTGTTGAGCGAATCAAGCTCCTCGGAAGATCCGCTGAACAATTTTAGCGAGTTCTTGTCGGTTGGGAAAACGTAGTAGATCCCGTTGAAAGGGGACACCGCCGTGACATTGCTGATGGTCACTTGATCACCAGCAACAAACGGATGGTTCGGAACCGTAATCGTGTCGTCAGCAGTTGATGAAGCTACGATAGCATTCACCGATGCAATCCGGTTGAAACCGTTATCCAATGCTGAGACAGGAACACCGGCAGGCGCTGATGCCTCCATGATAAGAGGCAGGCCATCGTTGTAGAAGTCGCTGACGCCCTGCGTCACCTCGTACCCGGTGGTGTTGTTCGATAGCTCAAAGTAATACCGGTTGGACGATGTTAAACCACTGTTCAAAGTGACAGGGTTCGTACCATTTTGTGCGGTGGCCTTGGAAAGGTGCAGGGTACAAACGCCAGCAGCCTTTACGTTCACAAACATCCCGAAGCCCTCCCCTGCAACCGTGCTGGTGCCAGGGATGCTCCACAGGTTTGGAGAGGTGCCAATCTGGCTGATGATTACTCGGTCACCGGACTCCATGTCTGGCGAGACATTGAGAGTCACTGTCTTGTTTGCCACATTGACGTCCAAACCGGTGAAGTAGTACCGGGCATTGCCGGGCCTCAACATCACCACCGCATTGGTGGCCTGCATCAAACGCACCGGGCTGTAGATGTCGTGCCCGTTTAGCGGTATCTCCAGGTGCGACTGGTTGGGTCGTACCAGATACATCCGGCCCTGACCGCCATCTTCTGTTGCCAATGTACGGGCCTCGTTGGTGGCCACAACTAGGGCTTGGTAGCCGGTATCAGGATCGCGGAAAGGCAGCACACCGAGGATGTCGGTGAAGGATGTGGTAGAACCGTAGAACTGGACGTTCTTGTTTACTGGAGCGCCACCAAATGAAATTGCCGCCGTCGACATTACGACGTTGGTGTTGTCGTCCAGAATGCACCTAGTGCCATTAGGAAACACTAGTGCGTTTGCGCTCTGATCGGAGCAAACAATTGAACCAGCAGGAATCAGGGGGCCGCTTACTCCTAGCGTTGCTGCTGAGTTGGAAGTGACCGTGACCGTCCTGGTTTCAGTAGTCCACTTACCGCCCCACTTAGGCTGCACAATGCCCCACCTGTTTGTGATGAGCTGATTCTGGAAGATCCGGTTGATGGCCTGGCTGACGTACTGCGCCGGCACCTGGGCGGGATCTAAGCGCGAGATGACTCCCTTGAAGCCATCGTCGACCGACATGATCTCTTGGAGGTCTGGCATATTAGCGGCCTGGGACAATTATCTGGCGCACATACTTCTCTTGAAGAGCCACCTTGTCGATCTCCTTGGTCAGTTCAACCTCACCGAGCTCAAGGAAAGTGTTGCCCAGGTCGACCTTGCCATCTACCCGGAGCATCTGGCCGGCAGCCTTCAACGAACACACCTCGCAGAAGCGATAGGGGAAAGCATAGGCGGTAGCCTCGCCGGCAGTCGACAGCAGCGGAGGGCTCTTGCGGAACTCAATCCAGACAAACGGGAGCTGCTCACCCACCAGGATGCCATCGTCGGTGAGCGTGTAGGCTGGCTCCTGTTGACGCCAGGTGATCCGAGGATCGGCAGGCCATACCGAGAAGGTCTCGCCGATCTGAACAGCCCGGGTAGTCCCATCTGGGTTGGTTTGCTGGTTGACGTATCGAAGGAACTTGTTCAGTTGTCCCCAGTAGGTGGCGTCGGTGGGAACAGTTCCAGGAGCAGCGGCTACGCAGAGCTGGTAGTATTCCTGGTCCTCAGGATACAGCACGATGTCGCCAACATTAAAGGTGGTGGTCGTGTCCCAGGTCGCAGTGCTGCCGTAGCTCGGCTGTGCCAGCGCCCAGAACTGGGAGTTCAGCGTGCCTCCAGGGCCGTTGAGAGTCGGAGGGTTGTTGGAACCTAGCGCCCCAACGTACTGATAGTATTTTTGCTCGGTGGGGTAGTAGACCACCATGCCACCGGAGTAGACCTGCGCCGCGCTGTAGTTAGCCGCAAAAAACTCCTGTTGATACACGGTCTGCTCGGGCCAGTTGAAACACTCCCAGGCGCTCCGTAATGACATGGATATGAACGTGCGGAAGAGATTGGACTCCTCGGTCGTTAGCGATGAGAAAACGCGCCCAGTGAGCTCACAGGCACGTTGCAGGACATAGTCGTAGGTGACGGTTCTCATTGGTTACTTCCAGGATTTGCACGCCCAGTACTTGGCGGAGAGTTTAGTACCGGGGTTGTCGCAGCCATGACGGGCGTTGAAACTCTTCTTGTTGTCCGGGATGTGCTTCTTGATGGTCATATCCGGGTCGCCGAAACGCACCAGGGCAACCTTGCCGTTCTCCTTAGCGAGCACCGCGGACTTCTTGCTTTCGCCAGGGGTGGCCTTGGGCTTGTTGTAGCCCGAGAACTTGTTTCCCTTGTAGTTGATCATTGGCTCTTCGGTAAAACATACCAACCTGCCGGCAGAGTGACGGTGGATGGCCCCACCAGCTTCTTATCTTTGTCGAATCCGTAGACGCTGGCCTTCACCGGCTTGGCCAGCATCACCGGATCACCGGAAGGGACCAGGACCACCCGTGTCACCTGGCAACCCAGGCAGATCGGCAACACGAGCAGCCAGATCATCCTTGAGGGGTTGAGGCGCTTGGCCGTGTTGAACATCGGTAGGTGGTGTTTCGCGGAACCAGTCGAGCAGAGCCTTGAGGATCTGGTAGATCCAATTCACGGCTTAGTTTCGATCACCAGAGGCTTCTCGGTAGCGTCCTTAGCCATGATCAAACCAATGCCAGCAGTCACCGCTGCGATGGTCGAAGCGATGTCGATGTTGGTGCTGGGATCGGCATCGAAGGCAGCCCGAAGGGCACCACCAACAGCGACGAGGATTGCACCAACACCGGCGAGAGTTGTTTTCGTGTTTTTCATTTAGAGCGGAATAATCGAAACGCTGCGTAACAGGCGCAAAGTAAGCCTATCAGCGCGGTGATAAGGCGAACCCAGTCGGTGAGGGCTGGAATAAACGAAACAGCGGTGGCACCTGCCGCTGCTGCTAGGCTGAGTCCAGGGCTGGTGCTGCTGTTCGTTGGTTCCATTACTCGGATTTAGGCTGTGCTGCGTTGAGGATGATGTCTGCCAGAGGAACGCCAACCTTAGCGTTCTGATAGCCACCGGCCTTGATGGCAATGTCGATGAGTTGGAGGAGGCTGTTGGCCTGCTCCTGAGTGAGTTCGATCTTGATCATGCGGAGGGAGCGTCAGCGATAACCACAGGCTCCGCAACCTTAACCACCGGGGGCACCGGCACCCACGGCAACGGCGGAGCAATCACCGGAGGATTGATCTGATTCTCGATCTGGAGCGTCACGTTCGCCTCAATAGCAGCTTGATCGACTCCATTGGCGTAGCACCAGTTCAAGACCTGTTCCTGCGTCAGATCCTCGTAAGGCGTAAAGCTACCAGACGGCGGTTGGAACGAGCAGGAGCCGTAGCAAGTGCCGCTGTATTGATCCTGAGTGCCGTTGCAACGCCAGTCGGCGGTAATCACGACGTCGGTGAGTGAGCCTTCGGTCGGCTTAACAAGAAGGCGTTCGATGATCCAAGAGAGGGTAGGCATAGTCGTTTAAATTAGGCGGCTGCGATTGTGGTGATGGTGCCAGAAGATCCACGGAACTTCAGCGCACCGGACTCGACGTAGAGTTGACCGCCAGTGACGTTAGCCGTAGGAGCGGTTCCGTTGGCAATCTGGATGGTCTTGGCAGCGGTGGTTCCGGCAGCGGTCAGACCGACAAGTAAGTTGCCCAGAGCATCGAGGGTCATGTTTTGCGAAGCAACATTGCTCAAGACCGTCCAAAACTGCAGCACACCATTGTTTGTGACTGCGCTGGTATCCGTGGATCGGATTCTTGCTCGAACATTGTCAGCAACACCTAGGAAGTCTAAGTCGATGTTTAGCGGTGAAACAACAGATCCAGCGGCCAACGCAGTTGTAACCGCGAGCTGCGCTCCGCCAGTGGTTCTTCCTGATGATAGCTTGTAGCCAGTGCTTGGTGCCTGACCCACGCCCAACCCCGTAGAGTTGAGGGTCATGGCGGTGGAGCCGCCAACGGACCATGTGGAGATGCCGGTAGCGTCGATTACATAGCGAGAATTTGCTCCACCAGTGCCAAAATATAAGGCACCTGAAAGCATCGACAGATAGGCTTGATTTGTCCCATCGCTAAATTGCAGCGTAATGTCTCGCCCAGCCGCTTGAGAGCGGAATGTCGCAGCAACATTGCTTATCGCAGTAGTTCCAGTACCAAGAGTCTCAGCGTGAATAGGCGCTGTAGGAGTGGCTTGATTGATTCCAATACCAGTACTCGTAACCGCCAGCTTATTTGTCCGCACCGTCAGATCGCCGGTGATGGTGGCGGAGGCGAGGGTGGCGGTGCCGCCGGATCCTAGGATCTGGTTGGTGGTGATCTTCTTGGTGACGCCTCCAGAGTCAACCACAGGCAACACATCGGTGGCCGGTGTAAGGACTGAGATTGCTGTTAGCTGTGAAATCTTAAGGTCTGCCATATTATTGGATTGCTAGGACGAGTTTACCGAGATCCTCCTGCACCAAAAACTCACCGCTTTCAGCCAGGAGAGAATCGAATGTTCCGAAAGTGATGACGAGGCGACCGCCGTCTTCTTGCACCAGGTAGTCGCCGTTCTCGCAAAGGATGTCGCGCCGCTCGATGGGAGGATCAGGCGGAATGCCACCAGCGCCAAGGCGATGATGACCTCCGAGTCCTAGTCCTAGTCCAAGGCGTGCCATTATCAGCCGTACTTGCGGTTGTAGGCTATCACAGAGCCGCTTGAAATCGTGACCGAGGTCCACACACCAGCGATCTCATCGCCAGCCTGTAGCGTCACGCCGGCGGGGAAGTTGGTGATGTTGGACACGGTAGCGCCGAGGATGGTGATCTCAAGAGCGTGCAGTGACTGGAAGTTACCGGTCACAGTGCCGGATGCGCTGGAGATGTACCGGCCACCGTATTCGCCGGCGAGCTGACGATTAGATCCAACATTCATAATGGAAATTTCTGACTGCTTCTTTTGGCTCCTTCGAAACCAACTTGCAAGCGAGTACCTCCCGATTTCACACGCACCTCGGGATTGTCGCGCTCGACCTCTCGCAGGAACTGCGAATCCTTCCAGCATCCGTAGCCTAGTTTGTGGCCCCAGTAATGGTACAGGGTGGGGTCAACACGCATCCGGAGTCGACCAATGCCGTCCACAGACTTGAAGTCGTTGATGGAGGTCTGCTTGGCTATCTTCTTCTGCTGGATGCCAGCATTCACCCACTCTTTGCGGTAGCCGGACTTGAACTCATTGACCACCTGGTTGCGGAGATCGCCCGGTAGATCGTCCAGGGCATTTGCGATGAATGTCGAGATGGAGTTGGGATTGGACATAATTCAAAAAAGAAGGGAGGCCCCCGGAAATTTCCAGTAGCCTCCCCCAATTTGCAACCAAAGACTAGCTTCCGCCGTTGAACATACCCATTCCGGCAGGATTCTTCACGCAAAGACCAGCGATGGCCTGAATCAAACGGCCTTCACCGCCACCGTTGTTGGGCAGCACAGTGACCTCAGGCAGCTTGGCGTAACGGATCTCAACCATGTCCATCGGGACCACGTATCCTTTGAAGGCAGTGGCAGTAAACGCAGAACCGTTAGTGGACGAAATCCATACGTCGGGATGTAAAATAAGCCGACCAAAGTCGCCTTCGAAAATATCGATTGACGACTTAAAAGTGTCGTCACTTAGCTCCTGATTAAAGGTGCGTACAGCGGTCGCAGCAATCGTGCTAGTGTTGGCAGTAGTAGCGGTAACACCAGCCGTGAGGTTGGTAAACGCACGCTTCAGCGTAGCACCCAAGAACACGTCGTAGTCACGGAACGTGCCAGTGGCGTTGTAGATGCCAGTCAGCACGTTTTGGGCAGTAGCCTCAACGAACGATGCGGAAGCGGTAGTGTCAATGGCAGCCGTGTTCGGAGCAAACGTGCTCGTAGGAGCACCAAGGCCTCCAGCGTCAGTCGTCAAAAGCCACTTACCAAGCGAACTAGTCAGATAAGGATTCGTACCGTTGTCGGCCTGAATCGTCTGGTTAGTTGCCAAGAAGGTGGCCTCCATTTTGCGCTTCAACTCAATGAGGCGCTTGCTGATGCCGTTGGCAATTTCACCACCGTTACCAACACCAGCAACATTCTGGGTATTGGCAATAAAACCAATACGCAGATCGTTCCGGAACACCTGAGCGTAGTTGCTCAAGCGGGTACGGTTAGGAACCGGGTTAACCGGGCTGCCAGGGTTGCCGGCAGTGTAGGTCACATCAGTGCCGTCAACAATGCCGCCAGGCGCTGGCGTGGCATAGTTGTCGACCTGCCAGGAGAACACCATGTTCCCGAGGTCTTTGCCCTTGGGGGCCATGGAAACGAACGGGGTCGACTTTTGGTCGACGATGGCAATGTAGTCAGCGAGTTCCTCGCGGATACCGACTTGGTTAGGTTGGAGTAGTGGCATAGGTCAGAGAATACGTTCTAGTAATCGAGCCAATTCAGATTCCCCTCCTGATCTTGAAAACCGAGACTTAGCCGCGGCGATTTCCGCCTGCGCATTGTCCTTTTTAACGGGACTCGACGTAGGCTTTCCAGGCTGTTTAGGAGCCGTTTTAAGCGGTAGTTTGGCCGAGGGCTTCCCCTTGGCTGATTCACGCTCCAAACGCAGTCTACGGCCCTCCAGGAAGTCGCCAACAAGCACCTGGTGCTCCGGTAACGCAGAGAGTTGTGGCAACTGCCGCAACACTGCCTGCGCCTCGGTGTACTGTGTGCTGCTACGATCCTTCCAGAATGGATAGATCTGCTCTGCGATAGGCTGGATCTGCTTGTAGTTGTTTAGGAACCTGGCTCTCGACGGGATGTGCATATCCAGTGCGTCTTCTACGCGCCGCTTGATCTGCTTGATCTCGCTTGAGCTGTATTCCTTGTCACCTATTTCGCAGCCGTCAATGTTATCCTCGCACCAGCGCTTGAGATCTCGGGCTTTGTTCCACTCTTCATCGAGTTTCTTCGCATCCCATACATCTGCAAACGGATCGGCTTGATTCACCACCGGCACCGGCCTATCGGTTTGGCTCTTCTCCAGCTTGGACTTGGTTTCGTTCAGCTCCCGCTCTAGCTCACCGGCTTTTTCAATGGCCTCACGCTTCTGGCGAGTCAGCTTGTCGATGCGCTTGCGGTAGCCAGACGGTTCCTCGTCGGCTTGGTCTTCGGTTTTCTGTTCAGAAAGAACATCCTCAGGAGACTCGTCCTGATTTTCCTCTTGGTTAGCGGTAGGATCCGCTTCCTCGGTCTGAGATTCCGCATCCGCGGCCTCGGACTCTGGGTCTTCCTCAATGATCTGCTGTTGCGGTTTTTCTGCCGGCTCACTGAACCTTTGTTCTAGTACCCTGGCCAATGCCGCCTCATCAAAGGTAAGCGGATTGATTTTAGGAGCCTGTGCCGTGTTTTTAGACAGGATCGCTTCCTGTGTATTCTGTGAGTTATCCATGCTATTTAGACCCTGCAAGCTGGGTTTGTGCGCCATGGTTGTTAAGGTCAACCAAGAAACCGTTGTGGTTAAGAGGTACTAGTTGGACTGATCCGTCAAACCATTAGCTGTCCTCAAATTGTCGATGTAGCTCGATAAATCCTTTAAAGAAGCGGCTCTACCACAGTTGTGGGCCCGGCTTGAGTCCGTTAGGTCAGGCTGTATTGCACTGAGCACCTCGGACTCAATCATCTCCGATAGCAGTTGGGTCAATGCACGCATAATCGGCGACTCGTCTCCTGCTGAAACGAAGGCCTCTTGGATTTTCTCGTCTGAAAGTCTCATTGTTGAACTCCTAGTCGGCCAGTCACAGCGTTTTGCTGTTGTTGGACGCTGAACTGCAGGTTCTCAATGTATTTCTGCAGGTTAGCTTGGAAAAGCGGGTCTTGCTGCACCTGCTGCTGGTACTTCGGGTTGCTCTGGAGCACTTGTTGGCTGAATTGCAGCCGCATGGCAGCCGTAGGATCGGTTTCTCGGAGCTTAGGCGGGTTGCCCAGGCTCATCAACGCGATCTCGTTGTTGGTATCCTCAAACATCTTCTGCGATGCAGGCCCGGCAGGCATCACAAGCTCGGTAGCCAGCATCGGGTCAATGGCCCGGAGTGCGACCGAGATGAGTTTAGCCCGGTCAATGACGCCGGCGGTGTCCAAAGGCAGGATCAATGTCGAGATCGCCTTGAGCTTCTCGCTCACCAGGTCGCTGGACATTTCGCGCACGTCGAATTTCAAGGTCACGTCAAAGTCCTGAACGTCCTCGCCTATCTGGATCTGCGATCCTGTGATGCGTTGCACCTCCTGGGGGCCCATATACTGCAAAGTCAGACTGAACACCTGCCGGAAGGCCTCGGTCCAGCCATGCAGCCAGTTGTTAATGGTCCGTTGCTGCCGCATCTGGGTCACCGCGGGGGGCACCTTCTCGGTGGGTCTTCCGAAGTACCTGTCGGTCTGCGCCATGACCTCGTTGATCAACGTAAAAGCCACATTAGGCTCACGGGCAGGAGGCTGCATGAAGCCAATCTCACCGCGGCGAAGCACCGGAATCTGGATGGCCGGCCCAATCTTCAAATTACCGCCCCGGGTCTTTGGCACCTCGATGGGAGGCAGTGTGGCTAGGCTGGTGTAGTCGAACACCGAGTCGCGCTGGGCTTTGATCTCCTGCTGCCAGGTCGAACAGATCTCGGGCACACCGCGGGACTCGGTCATCTTCCGGTGGATGAGCTCCGAGCGCCAACAGACAAACGGGTACTGGCCATGAGCATAATCCAACAGCTCAAAGTAGCCCCACTTGTCGCCTACCAGAGGGCAGAACACGGTGTAGTAAACGCCTGGGATACCATCGGCATCCACAGCCTTCTGGTACGCATAGACCACCTCGATGAGGTTTGCGCGGTCGTCGTAGGAATTGTTTGGCAGGCCTACGAGGTATGTGTAGTCGGCAAAGTTAGAGAACTTGCCCATCGTATTAATGGCCTCCTGCGCCCACTCCTCATCCCAGTCGTCGGTCTCAACCTTTTGCAAGAGCTCGATCTCGGTCATGTAGTACCGGCGGAACACAACCCGGGCACTCTGGATGTCGGTGGTCTCCGGTGGGCATATAATCTCATCCCAGGGGGCCAAGGCAGTGATCATTGGCTTGTTCTGGGTCATCACAGGCACCGGGAAGTCGCACTCGCCTTCCTCGCGTAGCTCCCGGATGGCCTTAATCGCTCGGCGCTTTTTGAGATTCGGGAAGGCAGCCATCATCAACTCCGCGGATTGATCATCGGCCTCGGGGTTGGCAATTAGATTAGGAAAGTCAGCCAGGACCGATCCCTCTGGCGACTGGGCGGCCAGTGCCATCACCTGGTCCATGGTCAGCTCCTGCTCCTTCTGACCCATCTCCTGCTGCCAGGAGATATGCACACCGGTCCAGCCGTAGGTCCACAGGTACTGGGACAGCAGTTCCACCTCCCGGGTAAGATCCGAGTACATCTTGGAGTTCACGGCCCAGTCCATCAGGTTGTGCGCCGTAGCCGCCTGGTCGACCGTGGTCACATTGCTCGGGACAACCCGGAGCATTGAGCGCCAGAAGGCAGTCGAGCAGAGGTCGACCAAGCCATTCACCACCTCGTCGGCCAAGGGGATGCGCGTGTCGGATGCACCGTCCCAGGGAAACGCCGGCTTGTTGGCATTACCGTCGGCGTTGTTCTTCTTGCCGTCGGGCGTTTGGCCAGGCCAACGGCAGAAACGCGTGTTCTCGATACGCTCGATGCGGGTACTAATGCCGTTATCCGTAGCAGCACGCCGCAATTCCTCGGTCAACGCACTCACATTGGGCTCCTCGCCCACCGTTGCCATCACATCCGTTGAATCCTTGTATGAATCGCCTTGCATAGTCGTTTCTATTAGTATCCACCGCCGCCGCGGGTATCAAAACCCCCATTGCCCACGTAAGCAAGACCCGAGACCAAAAGCATCCCAATGCAATCGATAGGATCCTTGCTAGCCCCCTTTTGACCATCCCTGCCTGTGTGCTCGCTCAAAGCATAGATCAGGTTGCTGCAGTTCTTGACCACATACAGCGCCGGCTCGTTCAACGGGGTAAGCGCCTGCGTAGCATCGTAGGACAGCAGGCTGTTAATAGCACTCGTCCGCTGGTCCACAGGCACGCCAGGAGCCGGGATGAAGGCCATCCCCTCGTCCAGTGGGTTGTCCGATTCAGCCAGTAGGTCGATGAGTGTAGTGCCCCCCTGCTCCGATAGTGCAGGGCTACCGCCGGCCTTAGGGTCGATCAATCGCATCACGGGCTCCCCGTAGCCCATCTCTGACTCAATGCTCCTGAACATGGTCCGATACTCCGATATCGACCGGCCTGCATCCAGTGTCTGAGCAGGGCCTGCCTTGCCGTCATGCTTCTCCGATGGGAAGGTCCACTCGCCGTAGTTCTGATAATCAGGGAACTCACGCACCACGATCCGCCTGCCATTCTCATACACCAGCATCCACATACAGAACCAATTCCGAGCGCCGGCAGGGTCGCATACCATGTACAACGTCCCCCCAGGAGGCACTGCCTCGGGCTCGATGCAGTGGATGTCGACTCTGAACCTAGCGAAGGCCTTACCAATGTTGTCACTGGCCCACCCATAGGCCCGGGTAAGAATCTGCCCCATAGGTGCCGTGATTAACTTCAACTTCATCTCATCGAACGGGTTGTAGGGGTTGTCCTCGCTAAAGAAAAACACCGTCCGGCGGTTGGTCTGGGCCTGCACCATTGTCCTGGCCGCTTTACCCACAGGCCATGTAGGCAGCGCCTGCTTACCCTTCAACAGCTCGGCATCGTCGAACCGAGTGATAGCAGAGCCGGCGGTGTACTCCTTGTAGACCGAAGCAACGCCCTCCAGTGGCGTCTGGGTCACCAGTAGCTTGCCCCGGCGTGTAATGAGCCGGTAGCGCAGTGTCTCAACCCATGACTGTGGCACCAGCTCGTCGCACCAGATCATGTCCGCCTCCCGCCCCTCAATCGTGTTCTCCGACTGCGTGTAGTTCAGGAAGTCGCACCGGCTGCCATTAGGGAGAATGAAACTACCATCGGTGAAACCATTCTTCCGGCTATAGTTGAGATAGTGGATCCTGCCCTTCTTAGTGCCTCGTAGTGCTACAGGCAGGTAGTTATATATAGCGGGTTGCTGCACTGTTACACTAGTGGCATGGCTTGTATGGCAGCACAGTACCGCGGCGTTCTCCTTTTCAAGGAGCGTCTGCACCACTCGCCGGGCTGCCCATAGCGTTTTACCAGCCCGGTTGCCGCCGGATACCAACAGCTCCTGGGTGAGTGCGTACTCGGTGTTGCCAATCTCCCAGTGGTCGGGAATGTAGCCGTAGGTATATGGGTCGGCCTTTTCTAAGGTTACGAGCTGGGTCCGCTTGAGTCGCAACTCGACAGCACGGGGGTGCGCGGCGTCTACCCGGGGTATAACAGGGTGCAACGGCTGCTCATTCCACCAGGCTGTGTTGCAGGCTTCAGAGCAGAAGCGCTTTTGTTTAGGGCCGGTGTGGTGCTTGAGGATAACGAATGGCTTGGAGCAAAGGAGGCAGAGGGGGGTGGACATAGGGGTAGAGGATGGGTAGATGGGGCAAGGCCAAGGCAGGGCTTCCATTCACTTTACAGAGGAGGACAGAGGATGACGGAAGAGGACAGAGGATGACTGAAGGCTGTATTGGGGTGATGTTTGTTAATATTTTTCGCTTTGGTTTACCCGTCGCCTTTTGGCGCTGCAGCCGATGGCCTGACCCCCTCCCCCCATCCTGCCTTGGCCTGCTTGTCGCCGGCCTTGGCGGAGGGGTAGGACATTGGCCTTTTGAACAGTGGCTAATGTGCGTTTGACCCAATGTTTACGGGCTATTGCTGCGTGTTTTTGTGTCGAAGTGAATATAACTGCTATTGTGCATCTGACTGCCATAAACAGGCCTAAATGCGTGGTTTCTGTGTGGTCACTTGTGGTAGGGGTAGGACATTTCGGGCCATTACCTAAACCACATCGGGCGTCTGTTCGTCGTTCACAGTGATCGTGTTGCGGTCACGCAGGTCTGCCATGAGGTCTCTGTGGTTGACCGAGGCTGTCATGGAGAGATGAATGCTGGTAGGCTGGCCCTTAATGACCGAAAGTTTGTCGGTAAGCACAGCGACCGCTACGGGTAAACTACGATCATCGATCAAGTTAATAGAGGATTCAGCCAGTCGCTTGGTTCCCTTCCAGATTGCAACCTCCAGGAATCCGGTCACGTCCTTACGCCAGTCGTCCTCGTTGTCAGGGTAATCCGTTGGAACCTTGACTCCTCGTATTAACTTGAAAGCAGTAGTAGTGCTCAACCCTGTATCAGCAGCAATGCTCTCAAGTGATTTGTTCTGAAGTATTCCTTCAACAACAATGTCAGCCTTCTCTTGTGTTAGATTGCTGTTGAAGTGTTGGTTAGGGTTATGTGTTTTGATATACCCAACCTCTTCAGCAGCCTTGAGTACTTTCTCTTTAACACCAGCAGGCACCTTTCCTTTGCCAGACATAACAAATTGCGCGTGGTGTGGATATACACCAGCAGCTTGTGCTACGTCATGCAAGCTAGGCTT